AGTCTATATTAGTATTAAACCACTAACAGCTGATGTATTAACAGCAGAAGAAAAGTCACAGATTAAAGACAACGTATTAAAAGGTAAGAACATTGTATCAGTTACTCCAGAGATAGTTGACCCTTCCTTTACTAATTTAGAATTAGATGTATTCGTTAAGTATAATCCAAACTTAACTGACAGAAGCTCAGTCGATTTAGAAACATTAACAAAAGATGTTATTGCAGATTATAACTTTAATAACTTAAATAAATTCGATGGAGTATTTAGACATTCACAATTAACAAGAGCTATCGATGCAAGTGACCCAGCTATTTTAAATAGTACAGTGCGACCATATATGTTCCAAAGCATATCAGCAAAAGCAACTGCAGCAGATAACGATCACTCACTTACATTTGCAGCACCATTCTATCAAGCAGGTAACTCAACAGACTTTATACTTACATCAACCTCATTTAAAATAAATGGTGTCGATCATTTCTTTGGTGATGTTCCAATTGATGGCTCAGCAGAAAGAAAGATTATTATATACAAAGTAGAAGACGATGTAAACATTACTGTAGAAAATGATGTAGGAAGAATAGATGTATCTAAGGGAACACTTAATGTAAAAGGATTCTCTATTGATACAGATACAACAATTACATTAACACTTACACCAAACAGTTTAGACATAGCACCAAAAAGAAATCAATTGCTTACAATAGATCCTGCCAAAGTATCAGTAACTCCACAAGTAGATACAATTACAACATCAGGTTCTTCTGGCTCAATTGATTATACAGTTAATTCAAGGTTAAGATAATATGGGAGATTTTAGTTCACCAGGATATATTGAATCAGTAGGTTCAACCAAGAGAAAAACAAAAGAGGATATCTCATTTGAGAATTTAATTCCTTCTGAAATACTTGCTTCTGTTGGCGATGGTGGAATAAAAGATTTATTAAAAAGATATTATGAGTTCATGAACATGGACGAATTTCTTTATGATGAAACTTTAACATTTACTGATATCGTACTAAATGGCCAAGCACAATTTAGAATATCAGATCCAGACAATAGTAACACAGAATTTTTCCAGGACTTTAACTTTTCTAATAGTACATTAAAAGATGCAAGTGGTGCAGCAATAACACAAGTAAAAGATGCTGATGATAATGTAGAAACATTGCAAAACAATGCTGCATTTATTACTATTTCAAATGGTAATGAATTACCTGGCTCATTAGCTAATTCAACTAATCCATTAGGTAAGACATATACTATTACTGGATTACAAGATTATAATAACACATCTATCACATTAAGTACATCCATTAAACATTTTGTTGGACCAGGTCCATCGTATGTGCTTAACGCTATCGAAGAAGCAATGGATATAGATCAGAATACTAGTAACTACCTTGAGTTAATGCAGAAGGAAATTGCACAAGCTATTCCAAAAGATCTTACTACAAATAAAAGACAACTCTACAAAAAGATCGTGGACTTCTATAAACTCAGAGGTTCAGATGATTCAGTAGATATATTCTTTAGATTATTATTCGATGATGAAGTAGAAGTTGAGTATCCATTTGACTTTACATTAAAACCATCTGCAGGTGAATGGAGTCCTGATACAAATCAATTTATATCAACATCTGGATTTACATCAGAAAAGAAAATAAGATTACATGATTCTAATAGATATCAAAAATATTCTTATGTTGTAAAGACTGGACAAAACTTATCTGCATGGGAAAATGTATTTAATAAATTAGTTCATCCAGCTGGCTTTGTATTCTTTGGAGAGATTCTAGTATTACTAAACTTATTAAGAAGTGCAAATGGTGATAATACAAGAAGTACAACTTATCAATATAATGGACAGATTAGTACAGGCTATGGTGGCCAAGTATTTGATCCACCAAGATTCTTAAAAGGAAGAGCCGCGTTAAATACTGTTGGAGGATTTGGTAATGCAGTAACAGATGCTAAGGAAGTCGCCGCTGTTAATGCTACTGATGATTCTGTTAATGATGGTAATATATTCCAGGTAATTAAAACATATCCAAGAACCAATAGACTTACTAAATCTTCAATGCCAGGATTACAGCCAGGCGTAATTGGAGTTGAAGATATTCCGTTACTTGTAGAAAGTTTTGTTTCTTTATTCTTACCAGAGGCAAGAGCCAAAGTTCATAAGAATGCTGTTGTATCTATTGCAGTAGGAACACAATCACCTAATGTAGGAAAGATAACTAATATTGAAGTTGTCAGAAAAGGTTATGGATATTCATCAGTACCTACGATTACAATTACAGGCGATGGTAATAATGCAACTGCAACAGCTGTATTAAATTCAGAAGGTGAAGTTGAGTCGGTTACAATTAATAATGCTGGTAGTGGATATACACAAGGAGCAACTTCTGTTGCAATTGCAACTAATGCTAACGATGGTAAGCTATCTAGGATTAATACTAATTTGGTATCTAGCACTAGAGGATTATTATCTAAAGATTTTAGAAGAGCTCCCTCTATTGTATTAGGTGCACCAACAGCTGTGGATAATAATGGTAATTTACTTGGAACAAATGTACAAGCCACAGCTAAATTTAATTTAGTTGCTACATCAGTAAACGGTGTGGAAATGTTAAATAGAGGAAGTGGCTATAGTAACTCTAATCCACCTACTGTTACATTTGCTGCTCCGTCTAGTGGAGTAACTGCAGAAGGCGTAGCAATAATAAATCCTCAAGGACAGATAGATGCTATTAGAGTTTTTCAACCTGGATCAGGATATACTGAACCACCAGCTGTAACGATATCAGGTGGTGCTGGTTCTGGAGCAACTACTAAAGTTTATTTAACACCAAGTAAAATATCAGGCATATCTATTACAAATGTTGGTAATGGATATGTATCAGACCCTAGGGTAACTCTTGGCTCTAATGCAGTAGCAGAAAAAAGAGCTAAGGACACATTAATGTATTTAGTGATACATTTAAACAACATAAATAGAACTAACAACAATTATTTTAACTTAAAAGGAGACAGCTTTTATAATTCGGCTAAACGGTTTAATAGTAATCAAAGAATTGACCTAATAGGTTCACAAACCATTGAAACTATCAACCAAAACTTTATAAATAGATATAACACTAGCAGTTTTATAGAAATAGATTAATAGGATTTAGATATGGCAGCAATAATAACAACACCATTTAGAGTTCTCAATGCAGAGAATTTTAAAGAAGATGTAGGTACATCTTCAGTTTATCTTGGTATAGGAAAATCAGATGTATGGTCAACGAACAGTGCAGACCAAGTTGATACTATACCATTCATACCAGGCGATCATCAAGACGATATAAACGGAGCATGGTCACAAATGTTAGCATTGAAGAAGATTACAGCTTCTGATATCTCTCATGTTGTACCAAGATACGATTATGCAGACGGTGAATCATACGTCGCTTGGGATTCATCAGACCCAGACATATATGACGAAAAGTTTTATGTGTTAACATCAGCATTTAAAGTTTACAAGTGTATTCAGAAAGGACCGGGTGCCGCGTCAAATGAACCAACACATACAAGTGCGTTAATATTACCAAACAGAACTGACGCCGCGGCAGGTGATGGTTATAGATGGAAATATATGTACACACTAACAACTTCTGATTCAGAAAAGTTTTTAACTAAATCATTTATGCCAGTTAAAACATTGGCAATGGCACCAGCACTAGCAAGTACTGATGTTAATAAACCACAACAAGATTCACAAATAGCTTCAAGAGATTCTTCCATTGCTGCCGGAATAGAAAGACTTGTTATTACGAATGGTGGATCTAACTATGATGCATCAGATAACTTTACTATTAAAATAGAAGGTGACGGACAAAACGCTACTGCAGTAGATGGTGGAGTTACAATTGTAGGCGGAGCAATTACTGCAATTGCAATTGCAACAGAAGGAATAGGTTATACAAAAGCTAAAGTCACAGTAACTCATGATAATAATTCTGGCGGAACAGCTGGTTCAGGTTGTGAAGTACGAGCTGTATTAGCTCCTTCAGCTGGACACGGAGTTGATCCAGTGAAAGAACTTGGAGCTTTCTTTACATCAGTTAATATTCAATTGGATGGAAACGATGGAAGTGACTTTACAGTAGGAAACGATTTTAGACAAATCACATTAGTTAAAAATCCATACTCAACTGGTACAACAGTTGCAACTGCGACTACATTAAAAGCTAATAAGTATTTACAATTAGCTTCTGGCCAGAGTACATCGGGATTTGTAGTTGACCAAGTTATTCAAGGTGGATCTGGTGCTACATTAGCTAAAGCATATCTTACAGAAATAGATGATTCAAACAAAAGATTATATTATTATCAAAACGAAAAGACAGGATTCATGCCTTTCTTAAATAGTATGACAATTACTGGAACATTACCAAGTGGTGGTTCTGCTACATTAGCTTCATCACATATTGGTGCAGCAGAAGTAGTAGCTGGTTCTGGACAAGTTATATTCTTAGAGAATAGAGATCCAATTAGTAGATCAACAACACAAATTGAAGATATTAAGTGTATAGTAGAATTTTAATCTATACATAAAAGAGAGAAATATAAATGGCGATTACGAATATAAAAAATATGGAGAGAACCGATGGAGTCGGCTCTTCACCTTACTACGACGATTTTGACGAATCAAAAAACTTTTACAGAGTATTATATAGACCAGGCTTTGCTGTTCAGGCAAGAGAGCTTAACCAAATGCAAACTCTTATCAATGCGCAAATTGATAGAGCAGGTCAGTATGCTTTTAAAGATGGTTCAAGAGTTGTTAAAGGAGAAGTTACTTTAAATAACGAATTAGATTATATTCAAATTCATGGTTCACATACTAATACTTTAGCTGGTGGTGGAACTTATAATACAGGTTCTTTCCTATCCGACTTTGTTGGTAAAACAATTGAAGGTGCTGGCAATTCTGGTAATCAGGTAAAAGCAAAAGTATTAAAAGCAGTAGCAGCTGATGCTAGTAATAGTGCACCGATCACATTATATATTAGATACATTGCAAAAGGTGGAGCAAATAAAACTGTAGAAAAGTTTGCTGCGGGAGAAGAATTCCAAACAACTAGTGGAACAGTAAGATATGGAGAAGTATTAACCACTGGTGCAACAATTAACTTTGACCAAGGTGATTCATCAGCAGGAGTTGGTGGAGGCCCGGTTGGTACTTTACTTACTAAGCCAGTAGGTGTTGCTTCCATTGCACAAATCGATGAAGGTGTTTATTTTATTGGTGGTAACTATGTATTCGTTCCAGCTTCTGAAATATTTTTAGATGCATATCAATTAGCAGCAGATCCAAACCAAGCTGATTTTAAATTCGATGCTGTAAAAAATAAACCTACATATTTAATTGGATTAAAAATCACAGAAAGTCAAGTTACACCTGCACAAGATACTTCATTAAATGATAATGCTTCTGGTACAAGTAATGCATCAGCACCTGGCGCGCACAGATATAAAATATCAGCTGTATTATCTAAAGATCATATTAGAAGATCTAAGAGAGCTCACGATAATTTCATAAACATTATGAGAGTCCGAGATGGTATCGTAAGAGTAGATATGACGGATAAAACTAATGATACACAATTAACAAAAAGATTAGCTACTAGAACATTCGAAGAATCTGGTGATTACTCAGTAAGGCCATATCAGTTAGATGTAAAAGAACATTTAAATGAT